GTTTTAGCGGGTGCCCGTTGCTGCCCATCGTTGCCCAAAACCAGCAAAATCGGGGCTTTCGCCTCGCCCCTTCTGCCCGTTGCTGCACTCTGTCGCCCGTTAATTTCGACACTTTTTCGACACGCCAGCTAGACAGGTCCGGCGGCTATGGCTAGCTTCTTGCCGTCACGCCCTTGTGCTTTAGGTCTTCGGTGTCGCTTTTCCAACCTGAGAGTGTCGCGTTTCTCACCTTTGATACGTGATAAATCAAAGGCTTGCGCCGGATCATGGTTGATTATCAGACATTCCTGGGGATGTTATGCGACAACAATGTCGCCTAATTTATAGTTAGGCACCATCATGAGCCAACAGCAATCTGACAGCGTGCTAATTCCTCTCACTGCTGACGAAGCAATTGTCCTATTTGAGTTCTTGCAGCGATTCAGCAGTACCGATGAATTAACTATCGAAGATCAATCGGAGCAGCGAGCGCTTTGGAATCTATGCTGCCTTTTCGAAAAGCACCTATCAGTCCCATTTGATGCAAACTACGCCGAAATTTTGCGTGCTGCGCAAGACAGGCTCAGAGATGAGTGTTAATCATGCCTAACAATGCGCTCAAAGCGCTCACTCCGTTCGCTGGGACCGGCGAAGCCGGCCCCTTAGCTTAATCGTTAGGGCGCATGATCATGCAGTTACGGATACCCAAGTTTTGGATACTCGCGCTAGCTCAATTGGCGCTTGCGGTTACGGTTTCCGGCATCTGGTTCTACTTCCGGACGGAGGCTTTCTTGGCCGGCCCGCCAAGCGGCGATCTCTACGCCAACAACTGGGGCTTCCAGTTCATCGCCTTTGTCATAGTCTGGCTGCCGTCCGTACTCTTGATAACTGGCATTCTGCTTGCCATCGAGTATCAGGCACTAAAGCCGCACTACTTGGCTCGGCAAACAGAGGGTGCGCGGCATGCGCCCTAACAATTCATTCAAGCCGACGCCGCTTCGCGGCGCGGCTTAATTCAAGCGTTATGCCCTAGGTTAACCATGAGTTTCTACTTTGCATTTGCTTTTTTACTAATACTGTTCGTTGCTTGTGTCTACTTATTGTGCAAAGTGTTTTCGTGTGTTAATCCCGGCAATGAGAAAAAAACTTAAACTAATGGGCCCGCTAGCTCTATTTTGGCCTGGAACATTACACAAATCCGGCTACTTATATTTGCTTTCGCTTGTGGTTTGCACTTTACTATTCTTGTTGATATTCGCCAATTTTCCAGAAGCACAATGAACAACCAAACATAACAATCGGTTCAAACCGTTCGCTTCGCTCACTGGGACGGGCTAAAGCCCGCCCCTTAACCAAACGTTAGAGGCAAGGAGGCAGTCGTGCCACATGCATATGCTTATCTTCGCATCTGGGGCGAAGACCTTCCTTTAGAGGAAATTTCTAAATTACTTGACATTGAGCCTACAGAGAGCTGGCGAAAAGGCGACCCAGGTATTTATGTCAAAGCTCGCAAAGACTCCGCCTGGTGCCTTCATAGTCCGCTGCCTCGCACAAATACATGCCTATTTGAGCATTTTGAAGCACTGCTTGCTTTGTTAAGGCCACGCGTCAAAGAAATACGGGAGCTTGGTGAGCGATTTTCCACCTCATTCGTCTGCACGGGCTCTTACGATGGCACATCAAGCCCTGGACTTTGCTTGTCAAAAAACGATATTGCCTTTCTTGCTTCGGCCGGACTTGATCTAGATGCTGATCTTTATTTTGGCTAGGGGTAAATTGCTCCTAACAATTGGTTCAAATCGTTCGCTTCGCTCACTGGGACGGGCTAAAGCCCGCCCCTTAACCAAACGTTAGGCTTTCTGACCATGATCACGAAAGAACAAGCTCATAAACTCGTCGCAGAGGCCGTTGCAGGAAAACCTGACTGGCTACCTGAAGGCGATGAGATAATAATTGTCGAAGCCGAAACTATCGAAAGGCCGTGGGGTTGGGTCATTTTCCACACGTCCAAATTATGGTTAGAAACTAACGATACCAAATATGCTCTAGCTGGTAATGCTCCAACGCTTGTAGAGCGTGAAACTGGAAAGCTAATAAAGACTGGCACAGCTTTTAGCATTGAACAATACATTGAAAATTATGAGAAAACTGGCAATCCACACGCCTAACTAGTGGTTCAAATCGTTCGCTTCGCTCACTGGGACGGGCTAAAGCCCGCCCTTAACCAGACGTTAGGCAATTATGTACCGCATTCCCAAAGACATAGATCTATCAGGAATCGTTGGTGAGTTCACCACGCAAGTGTTGGTTGGTCAATTCGATATCCAATTTTGCTTTGGGAAATATCATTTTGCGGTTCAGTCAGATATTCATCTTATTAAGCGCGGGCAAATCATTGGGGTTTGGCAAGCAGGTACTTGGCCGCCACAGCAGTTTTTTGAAATAATGAATACAAACGTAGTTGCGTGCCAAATACCAGATGAAAGAACAGTAACTATCTCTCTGGATAACGGTATTGAAATACACCTCAGCGATAACTCAGACCAGTTTGAATGCATGCAAATTTACGTCGATGGAGAGCAAGGCCCATGGATAATTTAAAAGCCTAACTAGTGGTTCAAACCGTTCGCTTCGCTCACTCGGGACCGGCTAAAGCCGGCCCCTTAACCAAACGTTAGATGCCAAAGGTTATCCATGGAAATTCGTAGCGGTAAAAAGTCCGTTGAAAAGCGCTATGGCTTTAGATCAGGCGGCAACGCTAATCACGCGCGCTACGACCACAAGCAACGAGCAAGAGAAATTCATGTCTTGTGTCCTAAGTGCGAACACATGGCTCAGGCAGTGGATGTAGAGGCAGTTCCAAAACAAGTAATTGTCGGAGACCTTAATCCATCCTGGGAGAGTAAGCCCTTCACTTTGGTCTGTACAAAATGCAGCTATACAGCTGAAGGTCTGAGCTATGCAGATCTTCCAAAGCCGTACCATTACATCGAGGCAAAAGAAGACGTCTTGTGGGCGTATAACTGGTGCCATCTCGACATGATCAAAAAAGCTCTTGGAGGGCTATCGGTCGCTGGTCATCCATACGAATTTTTTGCTACTTACATACACGGTAACTGGAAAAAGAACTCTAAGTTTTGGCTGCTCGAAATCAACGAGCATGTAAAGCAAAGCGACTCAAGGCACGAATTCAGCAGTAAATATCACCAACTCAAGAGCGGCACCTAACAAATGGTTCAAGTCGTTCGCTTCGCTCACTCGGGACCGGCTAAAGCCGGCCCCTTAACCAAACGTTAGGTCATCATGGAAATTGAATTCCCCACAACTGTTTGGGATTGGTACGCAGAGGATGAGTATAAAAATTTACTTTCATTCTGCGAGCTATGTTCTGGGTTGGAATTCCTTGCCATGGAAGCAGAGGCCCAAAGTATATCCACCCCAAGCTGCCCAGGGTGCGAAGTCTGGAATGAAAAGATGCTATGCATTCAAGAATTCATTGACAGCCTGGGCAACTCATTACCTGAAAAAATTAAAATTAAGCTGGGACTCTTGTTTGAGCTATGCAAAAAACTTAGCGATGAAGCCTATCACTGTAATGATCAGTTTATGTTCTACCATCAAGAGTGGGAGCCATTAAGGCAGGCGTCTCGTGACGCATTAAGTAGTCTTGGCTGGCACGATCTAAAAAACTACATTCCTGAGTTCGAAGGGCGAAGCAGGAGTGTACTTTTTGGTGTTCCTTATGCCGAAACCTAACTACAGGTTCAAACCGTTCGCTTCGCTCACTGGGACGGGCTAAAGCCCGCCCCTTAACCAAACGTTAGAGGCTTATTCAGTTCATGCGTATTGACATAGACTTTTCGATATTCACATCTGCTCCATCTGCCGAAGGAGTGATGTCAGGAAAAGTTGAACTCAACGCACTGCCTCGAACCGGAGAAATTGTTTCGTTCCTTGCTTCACCGAACGGGCATAAATTCCCGGCAGCTTCGGAATTTAATCCGCTGTTGAAAGTTGAAAATGTAATTCATCAAGCAAATAGCCAAGCGGTAACACTTCAGTTACAAGACGTAGTGCTTCCAAATAAAAAAGCGTTGCCGAAGTCACTGCATTCCTGGAGCAAGGTTTTGGCCTATTCTTTGACCCAACCGGTGAGTAAGCCTCTAACAACCATCCTTGAACTCCTTCCTTACCAGTCCCTTTCTCGCATGCCCATGATGCACTCCTGCACGTCTTCATCGATGACGTTGCCGGGCTTGATGCACTCTTTCATGGTCTTGCGTGTGCCTCGGTTGGCTTCCCGCTCTGCCTTGGCCTGACGCTCGAGGTTATTGCGTGCAGCTCGGCCCATCGGGGTGTCATTGCCCGACAGGCTCTGCATGATGCTTTTGCTCACGTAATCTGCGGCCGCGTCTGTGGCTGGCCTGATCGTGTCTATTGCTTTAGACAAGGCCGTCTTGTCGTCTGCGTTGGCGGCAAGGCTGACGATGGCCAGTGCCAATATGGCTTCTCTCTTCATTCTTTACCCACCTCCCTTCGGGCATACCAGCGCCTAGCTACTTCCTGGGTGATCGCTATCCCGCGTCTTGATCGGTCAAGTTTCGGTTGGCCTCGTCGTACTCGGGGCTTGTCTGGCCGCTTTCGGGTGCCACGTTGCCGCTAGCCAGCCATAACGCATACGAAGGATAGAGACGCGTAAGCGCCTCCACCTCCTGAGTGCTAATTCTCGTCCGCTTGTCGTAGCGAACAGTCCTCCACCGCGTCCCGCTGATTTCGGTCTTCTTCACCAGCTCGTCGAGTCCTGCCTTATCGACAAGTGCTCTAACGCGGTCGTCTATTGATTCCATAATGATCTAGTAATCTACAAATGTAATATACAAATGGCGCCCACTGTCGTTGTATATTACGACTGTAGGTTACGTCAGGCGTCCGCTGCATGGTCACCCAGACGTAGCGCAACAAAGACCAACATAGTGCAACAAAGGCCACTCCGATGGAAGGAATCCCCCTGACGCTGAAAGACCTTGTGAACCCGCCGCCCATGATGCCGTGGCGCGAGTTCGCAAACTGGATCCGCATGAGTGAAGACCACGACACGGTTCGCGGCTGGATGCGCAACGGCTACCTGCCGCACCTCAAGGTAGGCCGCCACGTAATGGTCAACGTCGCCTTGCTGACCAAGAAGCTTATGGAAGAGGAGTGGGTTGAATGATCCGCCAAGCCTCAAGCCTCCCAGGTGAGGGCATGACCTATGAACCTCTCCCGGTATCTGCACCAACCGCACCCCGAGGGCTGCGACTGCTCTGTGTGCTGGTCCCGACGCGAAACGGCTCGCCCCGTAGCCTGCCAGTCCACACCCTGCACCGAGTGCCGCCCCGTGTCGGTCCTAAAGGTCGATGGACGCTGGAAGCTGACGCCTGCCTTTATCTGCGCGAAACACACCCCAAGCAACCGACCGCCCAGGTATTGGCACGTTGTGCACGACACCGGCAAGCCCACGCCCTTCGTGCCCCTGCGCGAACCGTTCGAACTGGTGGGGTGATCGCATGACCGTTTCCTTCCGCGCAGGCCGCTATCTGGTTGCCCTGCTCTGGCACTGGATCACCCCGTTCCTGTTCGGCGCCATCGCCGCCACGGTCGTGACCTTGTTCGGCCTACAGGAAAGCGTCCAGAGCATCGGCAACGCCTTCGAAACCGCCATCGCCAGCGTGGCCGAACAATGCGCCCCCGGCGATCCGGCCAACGCCGCCGATGCTGAACAGGTCAAGGGCCGCGCTCCCGGCTCGTCGGATCACGCTTCACCGATCCGGCGAACGGAAGCACGGGCAGAGCGAACCCTTGAACGCCCACCACCCTAAATAGCCTCCGCTCGTGAGTGTGGGGCAGCTCCACCGCCCCGCGCTCCCGAGCCCTCGGCGGCAAGAGTGGGATGACAAGGGCAAAGCCCTTGGTGTTGAACCCAACCCGCTGCACCAGCGGCGCTAACTGAAAACCTCGGCAAGTCGAGAACCCCACCTGGGCAAAAACGCGAAGTTTGCCCGTGTGGACCCGCTCGGCCTGCTGAAAGGCAAACCCGCGCAATACCGCGCAACTACGCGAGGAAACACAACATGGCACGCACCACTATGGAACTGGCATTCATCAGCGCTGAGCGCGTGAAGTTCGACAATGTCGACCTGATCAAACTCTATTTCGGCGATGAACCCGACGGCGAAAAGGACCTGGGCGTTTCCCTGCTCTCGATGCAGGTATCCGAAGACGTCCGCGAAGAAGTATGGGGTGCCTGCAAAGGCCTCGACGTGCTCGAAACCGTCCGCGTAACCGTGGAAATCGAACGCGGCTCCAAGAACGCCGGCAAATTCATCGTCCTGCACGTCGAGTCGGCCAAGCCGGCTCAGGCCAACAAGCCGGCCCCGCAAGGCGCCCAACAACAGCCCAAGCCGACCGGCACCCAGCCGGACCCGGCCAAGGCCTGACGGGAGGGCGCCGCCGTGCTGATCGTTGATCGCGTGCTGTGCGACTGCTGCGGGCAGCCCATGGGCCAGCTCTACAACCAGTCCGCTCCCCAGCCCGACCTGTTGCCCGATCTGAACAAGGCGCCCGCCCTCGTGATTTGCCCCGACTGCATCGCCATGGCTGAGGTCGTCCGCGACCCCAGCCAGGCCGAGTAACCGAGGGCATTGGCAATGACTTACGCGCTCACCTGTGACGGTGCTGTATCGGTCGATGCAGGCGGGGCGCCCCTGTGTTCTGGCAGTTGGGTGCTGATCCAGCTGCCTGAACAGTTCGACCCGAGCCAATTAGACCCAGCCGTGCTGGCCCAGGTGTTCGGGATCGGATTTTCCCTCGTAACCACCGTGCTTCTGATCGGGATCGGCTGCAAAGCCATTCTCGACTTCATCCGGCACGGCTGAACCTTTTGGAGAGCATCACCATGAAACAACTGAAACGCGTGTCCCGCGATCTGGCACTCGCCCTGCCGTTCGCGGCCCTGTCCACCATGACCTTCGCCGCTGGCTGGGACTACAGCGCCGTCATGGCTGATATCGACTTCGGCACCATCGCTACCGGTGTGCTCGCTGTCGCAGCCCTGCTGGCGGTGGTGTACGCCGGTATCAAGGGCGCCAAGATCGTCCTCGGCTTCCTCCGCGGCTAAGCCGCTCACCCACCCAGGCCGGCCCAGTGCCGGCCTTTCTCATTGCGAGGTCGTCATGCAAGCGCTGTGGGAATTCGCCTTCTTCTGCATCGGCTGCGCCTGCGCTTACGCCATCTTTTCCCGCTGGTGAGGTCGTCATGCGCCAAGCCTTTTACTTCGTACTCTGCGCCGTGCTGCTGACTTTCTCTGCGGTTTCCAGCGCTGCCACCAAAATTACCTACTACTACGGCAAACAGGGTGACCTGATTTATTCCCGCCAAAAGAACGCCGATGCAGCTTGTATGGCTATTCTTGCTGAGGCTCCTGAGGGGGCTAAATACAAGCATGTCGCCGCTCTTCAGGGTACCGGCGGTGGCAACTGCATCGGCGACCTACAGCCCAGCGGCCCACGCGGCACCTATGGCCAGTGGGTTTCCACAACAGTTACCTGTGAACACGGCTCCGCCGACGGTCTGACCTGCAACCCACCCCCCGAGCCGCAAGACTGCTCCAACCTGTCCCCTGGCATCTTCAAATCGCCCAGCGGCCCTATCATCAACTCCGGTGGTCGCAACTACATTGCCACCGGCTTTCCACCGGGCTCATCGGTGTGCTTCGGCGGCTGCTCCTACAGCATCGGTAGCACTGCCTCCAGCTGCTACAAGGACATTGGCTCCACCACCTCGGGCTACTGCAACTATGTCGGCACGGGTACGGGTGACACCTGCACCGAACCCGACGCCGCCCTGGGTGCTCCTGGCGACGCCCTCAACCCGCCCGACACGCCAGACGTTCCCCCCTCTGATCCCAATAACCCTTGCGCCGGCATGCCCGGTTATTCGTGGTCGGGTACCACCTGCGTGAAAGACCCGGACGACAACGGCGGTACACCCGGTGACGGCGGCGATGGTGGCGACACCGGGGGCACTCCTGGCGACGGTTCTGGTAATGGTTCAGGCGGTGGCAACTCCGGTGGTGGTGATACCGGAGGGGGCAATACCGGGGGCGGCGATGGCGACGGTAATGGCGACGGCAATGGCTCAGGCGATGGCGGCGGCAGTAGCGGCGGCGGCTCCGGTAATGGCAACGGTAGCGGCGATGGCGACGGTGAAGAAGAAGGTGGCTCTGGTCCTGGCTTCTGCGATGGCGGCGACTGCGGCTTCGTAGCCCCCAACTACTTTGGCGGCGCTGAAAAGATTCCCGGCTTCGATGAGTCCTTCAGGCGAGTCTATGACGGCATCCTCAACTCGCCCATAGGCAGCGCGGTGACCGGCATCGCCTTTCCCTCCGGTGGCGGCGTGTGCCCGACAGGCTCCGTCGAGCTGTTCGGTAGAGACATCGTCTTCGATGGCCACTGCACCTTGTGGCCGCACATCTCCAGCATCTTCACCGCCCTCATGATCGCAGTCTGGTCGCTGCTGGCGGTGCGTATTGTCCTGTCCTCTTGAGGTGTTCCCATGCTTGAGAAACTAGGCCGTTTCGCTGACTGGTTGTGGTCCTTCCCGGACAAGCTGCTTGAGTGGCTGCAGGATGCCTATGACTCGTTCATCGACTTCCTGGAGAACTTCCCGCAATGGGTGTTCAGCGGCATCTGTGAGGCGGTGGTGAAGTTCTTCGAGGCCATCCCGGTGCCTCAGTTCTTCCATGATGCCGGCAACGCCATGCAGAGCATTCCGCCTGAGGTGATCTTCTTCACCTCCATGTTCAAGCTCGATTTCGGCGTCACGGTGGTCCTGCTGGCCTACCTGATCCGCTTCGTGATTCGCCGCATTCCGATCATTGGGTGAGCCATGGCCATTGATGCTTACACCGGCATGCCCGGTCACGGAAAAAGCTATGGCGTGGTCGAACACGTCATCATCCCCAGCCTCAAGCAAGGCCGGCATATCGTCACCAACATCCCGTTGGAAACCGACGCGCTGCTGGCCGAGTTCGGCGGCACCATCGACCAGCTGCCGGCCGACTGGTACGAGCGCCGCGACCTGGCCGAGCTGGCTCCCAATGGCTGCGTGCTAGTGCTCGATGAACTCTGGCGCCGCTGGCCAAAAGGGCAAAAGACCAACGCCGCCCCGCTGGAAGACAAAGCCCTGCTCGCTGAGCACCGCCACCGCGTCGATGACAAAGGCCAGTCCATGCGGGTCATTCTGGTGACCCAGGATCTGGAGCAAATCGCTTCCTGGGTCACGCTGCTGGTGGAAACCACCTACCGCATCGTCAAGAAGTCCAAGAAGTTCTACCGCGTCGATATCTACCGAGGTGCCGCCAAAGGTCAGCGCCCCCCGAAATCGGCCTTGCTGCGGCAGACCGCGGGCACCTTCAAGCCCACCGTGTGGTGCTACTACAAGTCCGCCACGCAGTCGGCCACGGGCGACGTGGGCGACGAATCCAAGGCCGATGGCCGCGCCTCGATCCTGCGCTCCTGGGGCTTGTGGGGCTTGCTGGCAATTATCGTCGGCGGCGCCTCGTTCGGCGTGTACGGCATCAACCGGTTCTTCTCGCCAGAGCCTCCGCCCTCTCAGGCAAAGCACGTCGAACCGATCCCGGCCAAGACCGAGCCAGAGGCGCAGAACCGAACCAATCGGGCTGTTGCAGCGGTGTACAGCACCAAGCCGGATGGCCCCGTCATGTCCCTGACCTGGCGCGTGGGTGGCTACGTTCATTCACCCACCGGCACGTGGTCACCACCTAAGCCAGAGCCTGAGCCGACCGAGGCCACCTACTGGCAGGACTACGGCCAGCCCAGGCAGGTCAGCAAGACAGCTCGGGTGGTGCTGATTTCCAACGGCGGATTGACGCGGATTCTACCCATCAGCGAATGCCGATTCTTCCCAGGGCAGCTGGACATGTACTGCGACGTAGACGGTGAACGGGTCACGCCCTGGACGGGTCGTGGAGCGGTAACCAGCGTGATAGACCCGGTGGCGTCGGTAAGTCCGGCGCGCCGCGAACCTGACACCGGCGCTGGTCAGCGTAGCGCAACCGGCGCCGGTGCCAGCGCGGCGCAGCCGGCTCCCTGACGTCCCTGTAGCACGTCAGATAAACCGATTTCGAAATGGCAAGTAATGGCCAGTAAGGAAACTAAAGCATGAAGATTAAAGATTTCGCCCGTCTCGACCTCAACGGTGAGCACAACAGCCTTGGACGAATTTTCGTTGATCCTGGTACTGCTGAAATCGTCGATCTGTCGAAGGTCAAAATCCTGGCCTGCAGCGTCGATACAGTCCGCCAGCTCTATCGCGGCCTGATCCGCCCGGAAATCATGTGCCTGTTCGACAAGCCGGGGACCATCGTTGATTTTGCTGGCCAGCGCTGGCACTCCGGTCGCGTCAGCAAGGATTCGGGCTACCAATACAAACTGCAGAATGCCGACCTGTGCATCATCCTGCTCATCAAGAACTTCAACGCCAAAATCGAGAACATCGGCCCCCACCTGAAAATCGAGGTGTCTCCGCATGCCATCGACCAGTTCTGCCCCGAGCGCCTGCAAGAACGCCTGGACTACTACGCAAGCCACGTCCTGACCAACGTCGAGCGCAACCAATGCGCGGTCCACCTCGCGCTAGACCTGCAAGGATGGCAACCGCCCGCTGATCTGGTCGCCCGCATGCACTGCCGCGCTCGCGCTGCCCGCGATATCTCTGGCATCAAGGAAATTCAGTGGACGCTGGAGTCTGCCACCTACGGCAAAGGCCAGTCCTACCTGTTCGGCTCCGCTGGTGGTGTCCAGCTCGGTATCTACAACAAGACCGAACAGGCCCGCTCCATCGACAAGCTCGACTACTGGGAGAACGTCTGGAAGCGTCGCGACAGCTTCGATGATACCGACCCGGACAACTACAACCCTGAGCAAGACGTGTGGCGCGTAGAGCTGCGTTATCACCATTCGGTTATCCAGCAATTCGCCTCCGGCTCGTTCGATCTGCACAGCGGCGAGACTATCGAAACCAACAGCTACGCTGCCTTCGCCCCGCACCTAGATGGGTTGTGGCGCTATGGCCTGCGCCAGTTCAAGTTGCTGGCACGCCCTGGCTACTTCGAACCCATCTGGACGCTAATCCGTGAGGACGTGCGTGTTGATCTGCCGGTGGATTCCCTGGTGGACGAAACCGAGTACAAGCGCCAATACAAGACCTCGCGGGGCTTCTCGGGGAAGAACGTCGAGTTATTCCTGGGAAACTTCGTCAGCCTGCTGGCACGGGAGCGAGTGGGCGCTAGGCGAGCATTTCACCGGCTCAAGGATTGGGAGTGCTGGCCGGTGATCCGCGACCACTATGCCGCCAAGGGCATGGATGAAGACGGCCTGTATAAGCACATCAAGGGCATCCTTGAAGAACGGCATGTGCGCTGGGGGCGTGCTGTCTGATGGCTATCGAGCAACTGCCTGACGGTCGCTGGAAAGTAGACGTTGAACCCATCAAGGGCCGGCGCTTTCGCAAGACCTTCAAGACCAAGGGCGAAGCCCAGCGCTTTGAGGTGTCCTGCAGGGCTAAGGTGATGGAAACGCCCACTTGGTCACCTAAGCCAAAAGACCGTCGCAAGCTTTCCGAAGTGTTTAGCCGCTACTACGATCTGCATGGGCACACTCTTGCTGACGGTAAACGCTTGAGGCAGGTACTGGCTAACATCGCTCGCGACTTGGGCGACCCGATAGCGGTCAAGTTCACGGCTGACCAGTTCTGCACACTGCGTGGCAAACAACTGGCTAACGGTATCCACGGCAAGACGCTGAACAACCGGCTGGGCTACGTGAAGTCGGTATTCAACGAGCTGCACCGGCTGGGCGATATCGACTACCCGAACCCCTTGGCCAAGGTGCGCCCGTTACGACTGCAGGAGCGCCCGCTCTCGTACCTCTCCCAAGATCAGATAGCCGAGCTGCTTGATGCCTTCGACAACTACCCGGACTGCAGGCATCTGGCTCTTATTGCGCGTATCTGCTTGGCCACTGGGGCACGTTGGGGAGAGGCTCAGGGGCTTGTGCCGTCCAGAGTCAAGAATGGCGCGGTGACCTTCGCTAACACCAAGTCGAGACGCACACGAACTATCCCGATTGCTCCCGCCCTGGAGCGGATGCTGTTGGACTACTTCAAGGAATACGGGGCTTTCCCGAACTGCATCCGACATTTCAGCCGAGTGTTGCAATCGACTTCGATCAGGCTTCCGGCCGGACAAGCCACGCATGTTCTGCGGCACACCTTCGCCAGTCACTTCGTCATGGCCGGTGGCAATATCCTGACCTTGCAGAAGGTGCTTGGGCACTCCTCGGTGACAATGACCATGCGCTATGCACACCTGTCGCCGGATCACCTGCAGGACGCGCTGCGGCTGAATCCCATTTTCGACACTTTATCGACACCCCCAAAACCCGGAAACAAAAAAGCCCTGTAAAAACAGGGCTTTAGCTTTTCGATTTTGGAGCGGGTGATGGGAATCGAACCC